TACTTGAAAGGCAACATCATCAAGTACAGTTTGCGCCAAGGTAAGAAGGACGAGTACGACATCGGCAAACTAGAACACTACATGCAAAAGCTAAAAGAACTGACAGGCTGAGGTATTTCATGAAGCAACGTGTGCAAGCCTTGTAGATGCAAACACATTTTGTTGGTGGTGTGGGCCTCGGCCATAAGGATTGTCCCTGCACCGCTACGCTCTCAACGCAACGAGGGGGTGCGTAATCTACTATCCCCCTCACCCTTACTAAACACAACAGGAGAAGATCATGAGTTTTGGAAAAGCCGTAGCAAAAGGTGAAGGTCAAATCGTTGACGAGTACCGCGAGCTAAGCGACAAAGAAAAGCTGCACCAAGCACAGCAGTACATCAAGCGCTTGCGTAATCAAATCGACGATATAAAAGGCGAGGCAATGTTGTATCGCAGATTACGCCAGCTGGAAGTCATCATCATGGCAGAGGATGGCGCAAAGTATTTGAAAGGCGTTGACCTTGATCGCTACATTGATGATTTACCCCACATAGGCGGGTTCACCCGCGCTGAGTTGCTGAAAGAGCTAGTCCCTGCATTGAATAGTTTGTTTGGTGAGGAGTACGAGCGCTACCAAACGGAGCACGGGGTCGAAATAGCGGCGCACCTAGAGAAAATGGAGGCGATCAATGGCAATGACACCAGAGGCTAAAGTGAAGAAGCAAATCAGAAAGATACTGGACATAACCAAGACCTATTACGCTATGCCGATTGGTACGGGTTATGGTAGCAGCGGAGTGCCTGACTTCTTGGCGTGTCATGATGGGCACTTCGTCGGCATTGAAGCGAAGGCTGGTAAAGGCAAGACCACAGCGTTACAGGAAGACAACCTGCAACGTATCAGGGACAGCGGCGGTAGCACGCTGGTGATTAACGAGACCAACCTACATGAGTTGGAAACATTTTTAGGAGCGAGTAATGACAAGACGAACATTTGAGGAAACAAAAGAGTCGCTGGAGTTCATGGAACAGGTAGACAGCCTTAGCCAACAACAGCGCGATCACCTGCGCATCGTGGTGAAGAAGATCATCGCGTGCTATGTCGACCCAAAGCATCACGCAGTCATTGTCGTGGGTAACGATGACAGCGAACAAGCCGCGCTGTTGACGATCAACGCAGATGAGATGGAGGCTGCGACTATTCTGGCAAAACTGGAGGGCATGTTCTACGAATTAAACACGGTAGGCGCACCACCCAAGGAGATGATGAATTGAGCGCACCATTTAAACAAATCGTAACCATCGACTTCGAGACGCGCTGGGACAGCAAAGAGTACACGCTGTCGAAGATGACAACAGAGGAGTATGTTCGTGACCCAAGATTCAAAGCGTTCGGAGCTTGCCTCCATGTATATGGAAGCGATGGAATTGTGCAATGGTATGGAGACAACGAGCTACCTAGAGTCTTATCAACATTCGACTGGGGACGAACCGCCATCCTTGCTCATAACGCCCAATTTGACGTCTCCATACTTGAATGGCGCTACGGAGTACACCCCTGCTTCATCTTCGACACGCTATCAATGGGACGCGCTTTACGAGGCGTGGAAGTTGGCAACTCCCTTGCAAAGCTGGCGCTCGACTTTGGACTTCGACCCAAGGGAACGGCGGTCTATAGCAGTGAGGGCCTCACATCAATTTCGCCAGAGATTGAAAGAGAACTTGCCGACTACTGCGCCCATGACGTGTACCTGTGCGAAGAAATTTTCACTCGGTTCATTGACGGATACCCCAAATCCGAACTGCGTCTGATTGATATGACGTTGAAGATGTATACCCGCCCTGTCCTTGAACTTGACGGGCCAATGCTTGAGGAGGCACTGTATGACGAACGAACCAAACGTGAAGCGCTACTTGAAAAGCTCGGCGTGGAAGAAGCTGCTCTCGCGTCGAACGCACAGTTCGCAAAGGTTCTTGAATCTCTTGGCGTCCCTGCGCCGTATAAGAAAAGCAAGACCACTGGCAAGCCAGCTCTTGCGCTTGCAAAGAACGATGCGCTATTCCAACAGCTCCTTAATGGGTCGAACGAAGACGTCTCCCTACTCTGCGAAGCGCGTCTTAAAGTTAAATCTACAACTGAGCGCACGCGAGCGCAGCGCTTTCTTGACATCTCCCGTCGTGGCGCGTTGCCTGTTCCCCTCTCGTACTACGGGGCACTATCGGGCCGCTGGACAGCAAGCAAGGGAAGTGCGATCAACATGCAAAACCTCAAGCGAGGTTCGTTCTTACGCAAAGCAATTATGGCTCCCGAGGGGTACGAACTCGTCGTGGGGGACCTCTCGCAGATTGAGCCGCGAGTCCTCGCGTGGCTTTCGGATTACGCAGATATGCTCGACATCTTCCGCGCTGGGGGTGACCCTTATGCCGCGTTCGGGGCTCAGATGTTTAACATTCCCGGGCTTACCAAAGAGTCTCATCCAGACCTTCGTCAGTCTGCAAAGTCGGCGTTACTCGGGTGCGGTTATGGCCTTGGCTGGGCATCGTTTGCGGCGCAATTACTTGTCGGATTTCTTGGCGCTCCACCGCAACGGTACAACAAAGCGTTTGCTAAACAGCTGGGCGTCAACGCCACGTATGTTCAAGCGTTCCTAGACTACAAAGACAACGTCGAGAAGATGTTGGAAATTCCCCATACCTGCACCGAGGAAGAACTTCTCACGCATTGTGTGGCGGCTAAGAAGATCATCGACATCTACCGCAGTACGGCGTACCCCGTGGTTGGCTTCTGGGAGATGTGTTCCTCGTTGATGGTGAGCGCACTGCACGATGGGCACGAGCATACTTACAAGTGCATTACGTTTCGCAAGGAAGAAATCGTCTTGCCAAACGGCATGAGTTTGCGGTATCCTAATCTACGTCAGGTCAACAAGACCGAGAAGCTGGCCGATGGTACGATCAGAACTCTGAAAGAAAAAGAGTGGGTCTACGGCGAAGAAGGTGTAACGCCTACAAAGCTGTACGCGGGTAAGATTACCAACAACATCGTGCAAGGTGTTGCGCGTATCGTGATGACGGACGGCATGCTACGCGTTGATAAACGCTACCCTGTGAAGGGGACAGTGCATGACGAATTGATTGCTGTTGCACCAGCAGAAGAAGCAGCTGCCGCTAAGACTTGGGTCTTGGCGCAGATGACTATGGAGCCGAAGTACATGCCCGGGATTCCGCTTGATGCGGATGGCGGTCATCATCGACGGTATGGGTTAGCTAAAAACTAGGAGAAGCACTATGAAGATTCCAGCACAGATCACAGTCGGCAAGACTACATACACCATCAAATACGAGGACTCGTTGCTCGATGGTCGGTACATGGGCGAGGTCAATTACGACGAGGGCTACATCACCCTGTGTCGTAGTGCCACCATCAAGGTACCCAACGGCAACGTCATCCGCATGGAGTACGGCGACGAGGAGATGCAGAACTCGTTCTGGCATGAGGTAACGCATGCCATCCTGTACGACATGGGGCACAACCTACACAACAACGAGCACTTCGTTACGCAGTTCGCCAACAGGCTCAGCGATGCGGTTGACAGCGCAAAACTTTAAACACCATGAAAAAACAGATCGCTTGGTCACACTCCTCCCTCAAAGATTTTGAGGGCTGCGCTCGGCGCTATCACGAAGTCAAGGTCTTGAAGAACTACCCGTTCACCGAGAACGAGGCAACACGCTACGGCAATCAGGTTCATGAGAGCTTGGAGTTGTACGTGCGTGAGGGCAAACCAATCCCACCAGAACACGCACAGTTCAAGGATGTAGTTGACCGCCTCTTGGGAAAGAACGGACGCAAACTTGCCGAGCATGAGATGGCTTTGACTGCTGACCTGAAGCCAACGGAGTGGAAAGCAAAAGACGTATGGGTGCGCGGCATTGCTGACTTGTTGATCGTTGATGACGACAACTTGACGGCGTGGGTTGTTGACTACAAAACAGGTAACAACAAGTACCCTGACCGTGAGCAGTTGGTGCTTATGTCCATCATGGTGTTTGCGCACTTCCCGCATATCCGCAAGGTCAACTCAGCGTTGCTGTTTCTGGTCAAGAACGATATGGTGCGCATGCAGATGTTGCGTGAGCAAGCCGATGCCTTTTGGTGGAAGTACCGCGAGCGTACAGCACGACTTGAAGCCAGTTTCGACAACAACGTATGGAACCCAAACCAAACGCCACTGTGCGGTTGGTGTCCGGTGAAGACATGCGAGTTCAACCCAAAACACTAGGAGAAAATAATGGGACTGCAAACACCAAACGATTTCAACATGACGCCGTGCAAG